TGCAAGGTTTGATGACATCTATGCAACCAATGGCACTATACAAACTTCTGATGAAAACGAAAAACAAGACATACAAGCCTTAACAGATGCAGAGCAAAGAGTTGCTACAGCGTGTAAAGGTTTAATAAGAAGATTTAGATGGAAAGATGCAGTAGCAGAAAAAGGCGATGATGCTAGATTACACTTCGGAGTTATAGCTCAAGACTTACAAGATGCATTTACAGCAGAAGGTTTAGATGCAGGTGACTATGGTATGTTTATATCACAGACCTGGGAAGATGATGACGGAGTAGAGCAAACTAGGCTCGGAGTAAGGTATAATGAACTCCTAGCTTTCATAATAACAACTTTATAGGAGAACAAGATGGCAAATACATACGAATGGGACTGTAAAACAGTAGACGTGTACCCAGAATACGAGGATCACACAGACACAGTTTACAACGTCCACTGGAGACTTAACGCAACAAGCAGTGAAACACACGAAGTGGATGGTCAAGAAGTACCATATACCGCTAGTGTTTATGGTACTCAATCACTATCATTAGAAGATGTCGGTACAGACTTTTTACCTTTTGAAGATTTAACCAATGAAATAGTTACTGGTTGGGTTGAGGGTAATATGGGTGAAGAGGAAGTGGCTAATTTAAAAACTTCTTTAGACTCTAAGATTACTGAAGAGATAACACCTACTACTGAAACAAAAACTATAGGCGAGTAAAATATTATGGCTGATACTTATACAACTAACTTACAACTAAGAAAACCAGAGGTAGGAAGTTCTACTAATACTTGGGGAGAAAAACTCAACGTAGATTTAGACCAGGTAGATGCAGTCTTCTCGGCAAATGGAGCAGGAACAAGTGTTGGCCTACATGTGGGAACTGGTAAAAATTTAAAAGTACATGGTACATTAACAGCAAGTGCTGATGTGTTTTTAGATGGTGCTGGTACTTCACAAAACGCATTAAAGTTTATTGATGAAAATGGTTTCTCAGTTGGACTAAAAGCACCAGCAGATTTAAACGATACAAACATAACATTGGTGTTACCCGACACTACAAACACATCTAATGGTACAGCCTTAATTGCTACAAACGTAACCAATAATGTTGTAACCCTAGGATTTGGCACACCTCCAGTTACAGTAAGTAATTACTTTGCAACATCTGGACTATCTAGCAAAGACCTAGGAGTTGGCTTACATATTAAAACTGGTGATAGCGGAGCTTCATCTGTTCAGGCTAGTTATGATGAATTGGTTATAGAAGGTAGTGCTGACGCAGGTATATCAGTTTTATCGGGAGCATCTAATACTGGCGGAATAAGATTTGGTGACTCAGGTAACTCTAACGCTGGTGGCATTACTTATCTTCATACCGATAATACTATGAACTTTGTTGTTAATGGTACTTCATCTTTTTCTGCAAATGGCCAAGACATTATGATACCTAATTCATCAGACGCGGGTAGAATACAAATAATGGGTTCTTACACAAATCCACAAATAATTATTTATGGGCCAACTAATAGCAATACTACTAAAATGTCTTTTAGAAATGGTAATGGTGCAGTTGGAACTATTGCAACAAATGGTTCTGCTACCTCTTACAATACATCTTCAGACTACAGGTTAAAAGAAAATGAAGTAGCTGTATCTGATGGTATAGAAAGATTAAAACAATTAAAGCCTTACAAATTTAATTTTAAAGCTGATCCAGATACAACAGTTGATGGCTTCTTTGCACATGAGGTTTCAAGCGTAGTACCAGAGGCTATAACTGGAGAAAAAGATGGAGAGGAAATGCAAAGTATAGACCAAAGCAAACTTGTTCCTCTTTTAGTCGCAGCAGTTCAAGAACTAACAACTAGATTAGAAGCATTGGAGAATTAAATGCCATTAATACAAGTGACTCCTCCACCTGGCATTGTCACTAACGGTACTGATTATGCCAACAAAGGAAGATGGACAGACGGTGACTTAGTACGTTTTGAAAACGGATATCTAAGACCGATCGGTGGATGGACAAAACTCAACACATCAGCTCTTACTGGTACTCCTACTGGTATGTTCTCCTACATAACCAATGGCGGTAAAAAAGTATTAGTAGTTGGAACAAGAAAAACGATTAATGTTTTAATAGATGATACTTGGTATAACATCACGCCATCAGGTTTTGTTACAGACGCATCCTTTGATCCTTTAGGATATGGTGCATATCACTATGACGTTGAAGACTATGGTGATGCACGTTCACAATCTGGTTTATTATTTAACACTAATTCTTTTTCTTTTGACAACTTTGGCGAGATATTACTTTTCTGTTGTCCATCAGACGGAAGAATATTTCAATGGAATCCAAACACGCCTAGCACAATAGCAGTACCCGTTTCAGGTGCGCCAACTAACTGTGCTGGTGTATTAGTTACTAACGAAAGACACGTTGTAGCTTTAGGTGCAGGTGGAGATCCAAGAAAGATACAATGGTCATCAAGAGAAACACTAACAACATGGACTGCTGCATCAACCAATACTGCTGGTGATTTACAAATACCTACAGGTGGTAGAGTCCTAAGTGCAGTTAAATGGCAAACAGACGTTATTATCTTTACTGATACTGGCGTAGCTAGATTGTATTACACGGGTTCTCCTTTTATCTACGGCATACAAGACGCTGGTACTAACTGTAAAGCAATCAGTCCAAGAACAGTTATAGCTGCTGATTCATTCTTATGTTGGATGGGTGAAAACTCATTCTTTGTATTTGATGGAGCAGTTAAAGAAATAAAATGTGAAGTACATGATTTTGTTTATGACAATATAAATAGTCCGTATAGAAAAACATCATGTGGTGGTCACAACTCTAACTTTAATGAGATGTGGTTTTTCTTTCCCGTTGGCACAGACCAATTAACACCAAACAAATATGTTATCTGGAACTACATAGAGAACGTATGGAGCATTGGATCAATGGATAGAGGATGTTGGTTAGACCAAGGCGTATTAGACTTTCCAACAGCATGTGATAACGCTGGTTTTGTTTACGAACACGACAGCACAACATTAACTAACTCAGAGAACTTAGGTTCAGCAGTACCCTACGCAACGTCAGGGCCTATTGAGATAGGCGTTGGTGATAACTATGTACAATGCAATCAGATTATCCCAGACGAAGAAGCAAACACCTTACCTGGAGTCGTATTAAGTTTTACAGGAAGATTTACACCACTTGGTGCAGAGACAGATTTTGGTAGTTTTACTTTTGAAACTGATGGTTACACGGACGCAAGATTTACAGCAAGACAAGTTAAGATGAAAGTAACAGGCGACACAGACCAGCTATTTAAAGTTGGTAACATACGACTAGATGTTAAAAAAAGAGGTCGTAGGTAATGGCACGAAAGGCATTAAGAAGACCAGGGCCAGTATTAGATACAGATTATCAAAACTATCTGATTTCTGAAATAGAGTACAGAGACGGGTTAGCATTTAAGAAAGGTGAAAGAATAGAGGTTAGTGGTGTAGATGCTACTGAACTCGTATTAGTGAGTCCAAATGGAACAAAATATAAACTTAGTATCGCAGACAACGGAACAATCTCCGCCACAGCAACAGTCTAAAGAAGACTGGGAGCTAGAGTTTGATAAATATAAAGACTTAATTGAAAAGGCTATTGACTATCAAGATTCCTATACAATTGATGATGTTAAGTATAAAATAGAAAATGGAATAGCCTCAATTTGGGGTGGAAAACAAACAGTTATAATTACAGAGTTCGTAGTTTTCCCCAAGAAAAATGTCTTACATATTCTTTGTATAGCTGGAGATTATGAAGAAGTAGAAGAAATGTTTAAATCAATAGAGAAGTACGCCAGGTCAATCGGCATTAACAAGATAACTGGTAGTGGTCGTAAGGGTTGGTTAAGAAAAGTTAAGCACCTAGGATTTAAACAAGAATATTTAATTAGTAAGGACTTATAGGATATATTATGGCATCAGCATTACCATACATCACAGCAGGAGCTACCGCATACGGAGCTATCAAAGGCGGTGGTGATAAAACAACACAATCATCTACAGTTGATCCAGCAACTCAGGCACGTTATGACGATTTATATAACAAAGCGCAAGGCGTAGCAGGTCAACCATTTACACCATACACAGGTGCTAGAGTAGCTGGATTTAATCCAGACCAACTAGCTGGTTTTGATGCAACAAGAAACATGTTTGGTAGATCATTATCTTTTGATCCTACAGGACAACTAAACAACTTAGCTCAAGGCCCACTTAACATACAACAATTTCAGAATCCTTATAACGAACAAGTTATTAATAACACACTTAGCGATCTTAATAATGCAAGGCAAATGCAAATACAAAGCGATCAAGATGCAGCAATAGGCAGTGGTGCTTTTGGTGGTTCTCGTTCAGCATTGCTTGAATCAGAAACAAACAAAAACTTTGCAGACATAGCTGGTAGAACCTCTGGTAATTTAAGACAGTCTGGATTTAACAACGCAGCAAATCTAGCATTAAACGACAGAAACTTTAGAGCTGGTTTATTTGGTAATCAGTTAGCAGATCAATACAGAGGATTGGGTTTAATGTCTGGTATTGGAAACCAGCAACAAGGACTAGGACAAGCTGGACTAGATGCAAACTATGGCGAGTTTACAAGAGGATTGAATTATGGCCCACAACAGATAGGCTTGTTATCTGGTGCTGTATTCGGTGGAACACCAGGCATGACAAATACATCATCAACCAATCAAGGTTTACTTGGAAGAATAGGTGATGCGGCTGATATCTACGACACATTTAAAAACATATCATAATGGCAATATTTGATTTTAATAAACCAGGTGGTCTTTTAAATATAAACCCTAATGACACAGGTTCGTTGGGTATAAACATATCACCTATTAATGAGCAAAAGAAATTAGAAGAGGAACAGAGAGCAAGAGCTGAGCAATCAATGAAGTTAAAAAACTTTGCTGATACTCTACGTATGGTTAATGCAAACCAATCTGGTAACTATCAACAATCTATGATGTTCTCAAACAGACTAGCACAAAGAAAAGCAGAGCAAGAAGCTAGGCAGTTGAAAGCACAGAAAGAGTTAGAAGCTAGGACGTTAAAGGAACAGCAAGATATGGAAATACGAAATTATTTTGGTGATAACGAAAATCTTGCGACAATAGCTAAAATAGCAGGAGTTCCAACTGCTATTAATATGCAACAAAGACAAATAGCTCAACAGCAAGAAATAGCAGAACAAAACGAACAAGCTGAAATAAATGCTTTACAAGAAAGAAGAAAAATTGATGCTTATACTAATGCTGGTTATACCGAAGGCCAAGCATTTGCTATAGTTGTGGGTGGTGCAAAACCAGAAGATGTTATTAATGTTGGCATAGATGAAGACGCTGAAGAGGAAAACAGACAAATTGAATCTTTAACAAATGTTGGTTACACAAAACAAGAAGCGGAAGCGATAGTTGTAGGCGATGTAAACCCAAGTGATTTACAAAAGTTAAAAATAACTGATGTGTCTAAACCCTTAGAATCTTTAGATGAAGAAATTGAAAAAGAATATAAACAGTCTGAAGGTTTACAATTAATAGGACAGGCATTTGGGTTAAAAGATACAATAGATAATGCAGCCAATAAAGTTCTTGGGCCTGTTTTTGGAACTCCAGCTAAAGAAACTAATGCTGCTATAAATTCTAAAGGTATTTTAAATGAAAATCTCAGAGAAAGATTTGTAAATCAATATTCTGGAAGACCGAGTGTTTATCTAAACCAAAGAATAGATGCTTTACTTCCTATGGGAACTTATACTTCAGAATTTGATGCTATGCAAAAATACCAAGAAATTAAAAGGGTTTTAGATCAAGGTAGAAGGGAGCTTCAGGCAAATATAAGTAGTGGAATATTTACAGGTACAGATTTACTTACTCTACAAAACGAATACAAAAGCACATCATTTTTAATTAGAGATTTAGATACAGTTATTGGAAACCTTGACAAAAGTAAAGTTAACTTAAATACAAAAGGCTTAACTTCTGATGGCACATATAATTTTGTTTTTGAAAAAGATAGCGGTTTTTAGTTATGGCTACATACCAAGAAATAAAACAGCAACAAGAAGCCAAAGAAGTATTTGCAAAAGTAAAAGCTGATGGTTTTAAATTACTTCAAGAGGGTAAAATTGACGAACTTACCTACAACACTAAGGTTAGAAATGTTGGTGTTGAACTTGGTTTAATTGGGCCTAACGAGTTTCCTGGAAGACTACCTGGATTTGTAGAACCTACATTAGAAGTGCTTGGTGGTATAGGTGGAGCAGTAGCTGGTATTCCTGGAGGATTACCTGGTATAGCAACTGGAGCTGGAGTTGGTGCAGCAGGTGGATCGCTATTAACAGATTTTATAGGTGATAAAGTATCACCAAACATGCCATCACCTAGCGCTGGTCAAAGAACAAAAGACGCACTTATTACAGGAACTATTGATACTGCTTTAACAGCAGCAGCTCCTGGGGTTGGTAGACTTTTCTCTAATACCTTTAAAAGCGGAATTAGTGGCGGTAAAAATTTAATCAACAAAGGTGCTGATAAGTTATCTGCATCAATACCATCAACAAGTCAAAGAGTTGGTCTTACTGAAAAAGCATTAGGCATAACAGATGATGCAGCTAAAAAAGCAGAATTGCTTGGTAAAGAAGGAATAGAGTTATCACTTGGTCAAGCAAGTTCATCACCTTTTGTGAAAGGTGCTTATGATCTATCCAGTCGTATGCCTTTAGCTGGTAAGCCAGGTCAAGCACAATTAAAAGATGTATTTGCACAAGTTGAGGAAGCGCTGAATAGAAGAATATCTCCTTCAGCAAAAATAAAGCCATTAACTGAATCAGAAAGATCAGATTTAATTAAGAAGGTTGGTTTGGATAGTTTTAATACATGGAGAAAATCTTATTCTTCTGTTTATAAAAAAGCAGATTCGGTAAATAAAAGCAAAGGTGCTTTTTTTGATTTAGGTAATTTATCTAAAGCAGCAGATAGAGTTTATCCTAAGAGTAAATTTACTGATGCACCAGCTGATGTATTAGACGTTTTAGATGAATTAAAGTTATATAAATCTGATTTCAAAGTTGGTAAAAAGGGTGGAGTTACTCCAATATCTAATAAATTAACTTTTAATGATGTAAAAGCATTGGACACAAAACTTACAGATTTATCTAAAAAGTATGATCCAGCTGTAAGCCAAACTCCTAACAATTATGCTTACAGAACCACTAACGCATTGCTCGACACAATGAAAAAACAATTGCGTGATCCAAGAGATGAAGCTGGTCGTTTATATCTTGCTGGTGACAAGATGTTTAAAGGTTACATGCAAAAAGTTGAAAACAAAACAGGTAAAGAATTTCAAAAAGCATTGGGAAGAGGATCATTAAGACCAGGTATAGGCAGACCGCCTACTGCTAGAGTTGAAGATTTATATGCTAGAACTTTTGGTAAAAATAAAAGTCCAGAGGCTGTAAGAGAATTAAGAGCATTAGTTGGAGACAAGCAAGTTAATGACTTAGCAGCAAACTACTTAGATGATGTGTTTGGTAAATACATAAAATCAGACAAAAGAGACTTTACCAAACTTTTTGATGAACTTGGTTTATCTAACCCACAAAGTATGCAGTATGAAGCCACTGAAGAATTGCTAAAAACTTACAAGCATACAAATATTGATGATTTGTCAAACTTTTTAGGAGCATTAAAAGAGTTCCCAGAAGTATTACCAGAAGTAAACCAATTTATACAAAGGTCTGGAATGCTTAGAGCTGCAAGTTCTTTAGGGCCTAGTGCAGTAGTTGGAATGACTGGAGCAAGTACAAGCGGTGGGGTTGGAGCATTTGCTGGTTTAGGAATGATGTATGGTTTAAATAAATTTTTAGCAAAACCTTTCAATAAAGATTTAATAAAGAATGCAAATACTGGTAACAAAGAAGCTCAAAAGAAATTATTAACAAGATTCTTAGACTACTTACCGCAATCATTACCTAGTGGTACACCTCCAGCAGCATTAGGAGTACAGCCATTAGTACCTTTAGTAGAAGATCAATTACTTAACGAAAACTAACATGTCCCAACATGACACGAGCAACGGAGAGAATAGGTAGGAGTGGCGAATACCTAACTTGCTCAGTGATAGCAAGAGAAACCGATACTGTAACAGTTATGCCTCATGGTGCTAACGCTGACATAATTTTTGAATGGCAAAACAAGATGTATCGCTGTCAAGTCAAGACAGTTACCCATATAGAGAAAGCTAGAAACAGTTGGCGGTTTGATTTACGAAAAGGATCACACAGCAAGTCAAGAGAGTACAAAGAAAATACCATTGATATATTCGCCTTGGTTAATCTTAAATACCAGAATGTTTACTTCCTACCTTTTAACAATTGCAAATACCTACAATATTCTGTACATGACGAACCCATGAAAGCTGTTAATTCAATAGAGAGTTTTAGAGAGGCTATGGATGCAATAATTTCGGCAAATGGGCGGCAAATAGGCATATCAGTCCATGACATACCTTTTAAAAAACCCCAGAAATTAGCGGTTATTTAACTGTTCGGGGAGTAGCGCAGCCTGGTAGCGCACTATGTTTTAAAGCCATCACACAATTTCACATCATTACTTTTTTTTACTAAAAACCCTTGTTTTCTTTACAAGATTCAATTTATAATTTACTCGTTAATAGGTAAACAATCACATCAATACTGCTGATTTTGGCAAATGGATGGCAAATGGAGGAAAGCATGGCGCAATACCAGACTGATACAAAAGTGAAAGGTCTTAG